TACTACCATACCTCTAACAACACCATCTATTGAAGCCTGTGTCATATCATCGAGTATAGAGAACCTTTCTCTCATACGTTCTATGATCTGCTCATCAGTTTCGTTAGGATTGTCTTTTACTTTAGTAGGAAGAACTTCAACGATTGTTTCGCCTTTTTTGTTCTTTCTTTGTCTTTTTAATTGTGCCATTTGTGACTCCTATTTCTTAATGTTTATTTCTAACTATACTTATATAATAAGACATCTTGGTGAAAAGGTCAACCTTTTATTTGCATTTTTTTAATTTTTTTTTGGTGTGTAAACCCTTGAAAAATAAGGGTTTTTTATTCTGAGTGAGAATTATATACAAGACAATACCATTTTATTTCTAATTCTTCACAAATTTTAAGTATTTCATCTAGTTCCTCTTTAGGAAAATCGTGTGTAATATAGTCATTATATGATTTGTAACAAATTATTCTCATATTCGTAGAAAAGGGCCCATCGTTAAACGGGCCCTATTTTCATTATAAGTAGATTATGCTACTGCTCTTCTTCTTGGAATTGAATATTCCATTTCAGGTCTACCTACTAAACCTGAATCGATTGCTGAAGCTTTAACATTAAAGCCAGCTTCTTTTAGCTCAAGTAACCTTGCCGCTGGAGAAGCAATATCTAAGTCATTTCTTAGATCGTTCATTGTAAACGTACTTCCTGTACCCCAGAAATTAGCTAGGATTCTTTGATTTTGTGTACCTTCTGAAAAGAAAGTAGCACCTTTTGCATTTGCTCTTGCCATTTTATTTTCTCCCTTTTTTATTAAATTAATTTAATAAATTAAATTAACTATCAGTATATAATAAAATGCGAAATATGTCAAGCAATTATTTTTGCTAGGATTGCCATCATTGTACCAACAATAGCCGCACTACTAAGAAGTGCTAACCAAAACCCACCTGGATAAAACCAAATGAATAAAGGGAAGAAAATCAAACTTAACAACACAAAGTATACCGTTTGATAACTAAATGTTTTTAAAGTTTGATAATCAATTCCACTATAATGCATTATTACCAATGTAATAAAACTTACCAATGGTATTCCCATAATAAAGGCGCCAGCAGTTGGATTCTTTTGTGCTATGGTGCTTACCACACCAATAATTACACCACCAACAACAGATTTTACAAGTATATCAATCATCATTTAATGTTTAATATTTTCACTCGGTTTACCATAGTTTCTTTAGCACCTGTGTATTTTGATAATTCATGCTTATTAACTGTAGCACGAATTTTGATAGTTTTATTAGTAATAATATCACTAATATCTGGCTGATCTCTCCACCAGAACTTAACAATATCTTTTTCTGCATAGCAGGTAGAAATCATATACACATTACTAGTTTGAATAAACTTAACATCTAATACTTCTACGTCAATATCAAAACGTTTACCTTTTTCACCAAAGTATTGACTACTGTGTTTAAGGCTAGACATTCTGTCTGCTACTGCTTCACGTTTTTTATCAATTCCAACACTATGTGGTAAACTTGCAATAATGCTTATTGAAAACTTATTAACGTCAGCTTCTGATAATGATTTAACAACATTGCTCTCAAAATTATTAAGAGTATTTGTCATCTTTTTTAGCATCAGCTTACCATTAATACTATTGATAAGATTATTAGCTTCTTCTACAGTTTCTGCTGAAAAATTAACTTTACCTAGTTCCTTTGATTGTAACAAAGACATGATCATAGTTTTGTTATCATCAATTTTTATTGGATTTTCTGGATCTTTATTATCAGTATAGCCATGGCCACTTTTAATAAAACCCTGTGATTTGTATACTTCAACAGAAGCACACATTACATCTAATGTAGTGATATTTTTAAAAAGATTTTGCTTTGGCATAGTTTGCTCCTGTGTTTGGGATGTCCGCCCGCTTGGTTTTTACAATCTATACGTATACTATACGGCTTAAAAAATTTTTTGTCAACCAATAATATGGCGTTATAACGAAATATCTTCTAAACCAGCCGCTCTTAGCTTAACTATGTTGTTTATCTGGAATTGTTTAGCTTCTAAAGCCTTGGAAACCCCTATATACCTGTTACGTACTAGGCTAAAATCATTGATCAAGTACTGTAAATCCACCACTTCTTGTTCACCATCCACATACTTTTCAGCATCTCTACTGCTTAATGCTTTATTGTAGTTTTCCAGGAACTTCCTGAACGTCTTAGCACGTAACTTTCTCATTTCAGTGTTTAGAAACTCCAATATCGCTTCTACTTCCTGTAACTGATTGAACCTGTGTTCAACAATACCAGGCATATCTCTACTCTGCTTTTCAAGATTGCCCTTCATTCCACATTCTAAACGAGCTTGATCAATCTCTTTCTCAAAATGAGAAATAGCACTGACTATTTCGCCCAGATTGCCTGTTACTTTACGATACCATACACTCATAGTTAATAATCTTCGTTTTCATCATCACGATAACTGTCTTCACTATAGTCATCGTATGCTTCATCTCCGTCGTCATTATGTTCTAAATAATCATCCATAGCATCTGCGAGATAATCGCAATGATCTGCAATCTCTTTTGCCGCTGGTTTTACTTCAAATCCATAATCAGACAAATGATAAATGAATTTACTAGCGAACTCTGGTTTATCTTTTTCGTTAATAAATTCTTTAGCTTCATCATATAAGTTGAACAATAATTCAAAATCTCCATCTGTTATATTCATTCTTGCTCCTCAGTTACAACAGGTGCTTCTTGTTCAGGCATAGCATCTTGCACATCCTGTGGTTGTTTATTCCATTCTGACATGACCAGATCCAAGTGTTGTTCTTCATTACTTGCCCAGGCTTTACGGAACTTCGTGATGACTTCACCAGTTACAGGACTGGTGTATTCCAGTCTGTTTCCAGTCTTTTTGAGGGCACCTTTACCTTCAAAGAAATCTACCAAGCCACTGTGTGGGCTCATTCCTGTCTCGTATGGAATCTCTACCTGTACACTTTCAAATGGTTTAGAATATCTTGTCTTCATAACTTTACAAGCGGCTCTGATACCATGTACCTCACTTGTCTTGTTACCATCTGCATCAACTTTTAATTTAAGTTTTCGCATGGCAATAACAATACTACTTGCATAGATAAAACCTTGTCCACCTGATATTTTATCATCTGGATCAAACATATCTTGCGAAGCATATGTATGATTAGTACATACCATACCCACGTTGTATTCACCAAACATATTAACCGTATTTCTAACCAAGGCTGTTAGTGCTTTAGGTTTACGACCCATATCACCTTTCATATCACCTTTGTTAAACTGATCAACATCTGTTGGTGTTAGTAACATACCCAAACTATCTACCACGAATAACACTTTAGGTCTTGATTCTGCTTCTGCATCAGCATATTCTGCTTTATAATCTCTCATAAAGTCTGATACTGTTTTAGCAACATCATCAATCATACTCATGTTTAATTTTAGTAGTTTTTCTGGATCTGTGTCCACATCCAAGGCGTGTAGCCATTTCTCATCTAGTGCATTTTCACTGTCAATGAGAATAACAAATATGCCTTGATCTTGTGCATTCTTTACAATATTGCCGGCGGCAATAAATGATTTACCAGCACCTGATTCTCCTGCAAGTACTGTTACCTTACCTAGTGGTACACCTTTATGAAAGTCATCACTGATAAGTTTGTTTAATGTATAATTTCCTGTAGATATCCAAGTATCAGGATCGTTAAAGCCTATAGAAAGACCCGGAACTGACTTTGTAATACTCTTACGGAATTTACTTACGTCAAATGGTTTTGCCATATGTTTTTTCTCCTTGTTAAAAGAGTGTAGCCGAAACTACACTCTCAATTTATATTACTGCTTTCTATTTCTAATAGCCGCTAAAATGTCTTGAGCACTTGGTGCATCACTCGCTGGAGCCGCAGTAGCAGTTGCCATTTCTGGTTGCTTGTTAACTACTGGTGCTGGTTGCGGTGCTGGCGTTGGAGTAACTGGTGCTACTGGTGCCGGCTGTGGTGCTGGTGCTGGTTGCGGTGTTGCCGCAGTTTCTACCTTAGCTTCTGGCTTTGGTGAACTACCACTTGGTGCGTCTACACCATATGGACGATAATAAGAACCAAAACGTTCTACATCATATAATTGTCCATCTACACTCGCTTCAAACATTTCAAAAATTGCATTTAGCGATTCTGCATCTGGCTTCTTAGGAAGGAAGTCATTTAGATTAAACAATCCGTATTTTGCAATAGCATCACGTTCTGCTTGATCTAGACCACGTTCTCTACGAGCCCAATTAGATGTTGAATAATCAGCATACTGACCTTTGGTAGATTTCTTAACTGTAAAATCTGTACCTGCTTCATAATCAGTTGGGATTTCCTGAAATTCAGGATCCATTAATGCTGAGCTGATAATTTTATAAATTTGAGGTGAAATAACAAATCGTCTGATTGGATTTTCTGGAAGACTGTCTTCCTGCATATCACTTGCAGTTACAAAACCTTGGAAAATGTATGAACGTTTTTTCCAATACTTACGACCCATATCTTCCATAGTCGTATCTTTAAACCAAGGACGGATTTCTGCATGAACTGGGCATTGTTCTCCCCACATTTCCACACATGGAACCTGTACTGTTACTGGTTTAGTTTCGTCTTGACCCTTTACACCAGGAAAACTCAAACGAATCATTTGTCTTTCTTTCCAAAAGAAAGTGTTGTTCTCGTCTGCGTCTGGTAAGAATCTAAGTGTTGCTGATGTGCCCTCTGGTATGTTCCAGTGAGCGAAAATGGCGTTGTCTGACGCCATGCTAGAGCTTGTGCTCTTTGTTTCTTGTGCCTGTAATTTAGCACGGATATCTGCTAAAGATGCCATAATGTATCTCCTTTATTAGCCTATAATAGTAAGTTAACTCTGTGTTAACTTTTTAGTGTAATCTATTGATTACGTTTGCCTTTGTTAGCCTGTACAGTATACAGTTTATAGTACTTACTGTCAAGTACTTTTTACGCAATTTGTCTACGTAAACTTTTTACCGATGATTCTACAATACTTTCAGCTGGTGCTTTTTCTTTAGCTGGTGACTTGTAATGCTTGTCTAAGAACATGGCCATTTTGTTTACCAACATCATTTGTTTTTGTGATAAACGACCTAATTCACTACCAACCAATTGTAAATGGTTAAATGCTTCATCATTTTTACTATTCATAGCAAGGTATGATAGTAGACTACTTAATTTTGCCATTGCACCCATTCCGCCTGAGTATTTAACAGGATCTTCGTTATCTGGATGATCCGGATCTGCTGGATCAATAGTAAGTTTAAAATCAACTTTATCTTTAATCATTCCGTATAACTTCATGATTGCGTCATTTACCATCTCATCCATGGAATCTGCTTCCTTTACTATACGAGCTACTGTTTCAAGAACTGCATTCATATCTGCATTCTTAAATGTATTGTACATGAATTTATCTGCAATGTCAACCGTTTCTTTATCATTTTCTACTACGGTCTCTTTTACTTGGTAATCATTATATCCTTTTACTGTTTGTAAACTTTCAACAGTACGTTTTAAACTTTTTAATTTTGTTTTGCAAGTTTCTACAATTCTCTCGTTAGCTTCGTTAACTAATTTGTTTGAACGAACGTGTCTTATAAATTGATTTACTTGTGAAACTTCTTCACACATAGCTAGTATTGATTCACCTATTGCATCATATGGAGTTCCACCATGACTTACATGGTTAGCCATAGATTTTGCACCATTTAAATATTTGTATGGAAATCTAAATCTTTCACCTGCAGAGTTTTCAATAAACAAACCTTTGATGTTACGTGATCTACTACCACGTATTTCTTCATCGATTGCTTTAGTGTGTCTGATAACTAATCTTGTTGATTCGGGAAACATAATATAACTTGACTTTAATGTACCTGTTGCTTTTCTGTATCCTTCATTTACTGTTTCAGTAAAATCGTTCATACCATAATATTCTGTATCTTTAGCAATAGGTGGTGCTTTATAAATATCTGGTTCAGCTTGTATAGCTTCTCTAGCTGATTGTACATCAGATTTATTACCTTCTATGTATAATGTTCCATTATTAAAGAAACCATCTAACCCAGCATCTTTAATAGTATTTAGAACTGTTTTTTCATAGCCTTCTGCTACGAAGTCTTTTGGAACTATATTTTTATCAAATTTTCTTACGTTATATTCTGCCATGGCGTTATGTCCTGCTTTCTTTATGCTATCAAGCATGGCCTTGTTTTTATCAAAACTAAAGTCTACACCTGCTTGAACTACAATTTCAGTATCTTCATTTTCAACTCTTTTTGTTACTAAAAAATCATCTTCGTATGCATAAAATCTAGATGCTGATTCAGGATCTAGTGTTTTAGCACCTTGTGCATCAAATAATTTTAATTTGACATTGGCACCTTTTAGTATGTTAAAAATTTCTGTCGATAATTCCATTGTTTAGTTATCCTTTAATGTATTTATCATTTTATGCATTATAGTAGGCTAAATGGCATTGGCTCCATACCGTCATCATCTTCAAAGTCGTCATTAAGGTACTCAAATGCCGATTCTTCATATTTTGCCACTTGCATACTCATACGTACTATTAACACTAACGCCATAACCAAGTCATCATTTTCACCATCTTTAGCTGAATAACTATTTCCTCTAGCTATAAATGTTTTTAATTCTCTTAATAAAGGTTTACTTGCTATCTCTAATTTCTCAGTCTCAATCCAATGTTTTAATTTAGCACAGGCTGATATTTTTGATTTGTGTGTTGTAGTAAAACCTCTTCTATATCTTCTAGCATTTCCGTGTTGCCTTGTTTCAGTTAAAAATGTACCAGGAAAGTTTTCTTCACCTTGTTCTTCTACCGTAACTAGAGCCGCTTCACCAAGTGTATTATTTTCCATACTGTAATATATTTCACAATCATTATTTGTTTCACTTTCAATGTATTGTGCAATTTCACGTAAAATTTTTACTTGTCCTTGTACTGTAGTTCTATTGTGCATCCACTCTGCCATTTGTTTCATTCCTGGCATTTGATAGACTTGTATAGCACTATTATCTCCACCTGTACCTAAACTAGGATCTAATGCTATCATATAAAGTTTACCTTTTGCTAGAGGTGAATACCATCTAACTTGACCAGCTACTGCATAAGGATCTCTGGCTTCCATGTTAGATAGTTTAATACTATCAATCAATGTTTCATCAAATGCAATAAATTCACATTTATGCTCACGTCTAAATCTTTCTTCACCAATTTTTCCTAATTCAATTTCAGCCCATTCTTCATCTCTATCTGGATGGGCTTCCCAAGTTGCCTGATAATGAGCAAATCCATTTATGCCAGTATCTGTTTCATTTCCAAACTCGTCTTGATTCTTTAACGCATCTCTCCATATTTGTGCAAACTGATCATCATCCATATTTGGAGTACTTGTAATAATACATTTACCACCTGTTGCTAGTGTAGGAGAAAGTGAAGTCCAAAACTCTTTGGCTATATTAGGTCTAACGAATGCAAACTCGTCTAAGTATACTAATGAAATACTTAAACCTCTACCTGTATTTTCTGTTGTTGATTGTGCTATGATTCTACTTCCATTATCAAACTCTAAACTTCCTTTGTTGTAACTTGTTACACCTGCACGTATAAAGTCTGGTAACGTTTCATATGCAAATCTAACACGTTGCATAATTTCACTAGCACCTGCATATTTGTGTGCCGCTACTAAAATTGTTTGATCAGGATTAAACATAGCATACCATAATAAGTAACCTGCCGCACAGGTTGATTTACCCATTTGTCTAGCTAACATACTAATACTATATCTATTTTTATGATATATATCTACTAGTTCGTCTTGAAAATCATACAAGTCAAATTTTAAACGACCTTTTGTAGGGTGTTGTATAAAACAATGTTCCCTCATAAAATATTTTGGGTCATTGGCACATCTAGCTAACTCGGTAAGTTGCTTTTCTGTATACTTTTCTTTTCTGTAAGGGGTTTTGGTTAATTTTGTGTCTACTGCCACGTTAATCCTCCTGTATTGTATTTATATGAATTAACCGTGCAGTTAATGCACCGCACGGTTATTTTTCGGGAGGGGAAATCTTATTTCTTGTCTTTTTTATCTTCTTTGTCTTCTTTATCTTTATTCTTAGATTTTTTATATGCTTCTTTGATATCTTCAACTTTATGTTCTCTTAAACCTTGAACTTTAAAGTCTTCAGCATCTAAGTAACGTTTCAGACTTAAATTAACTGATTGTGCAAAGTTCTCGTATGGTTCA